ATTCCGGTATCTAACTTGTACCGAATATCTATTTCTGCTTTGAATTCAGTTGACAATACTCCCATGATTAATAGTTTACTTATCTTATCAAGCGGACTGTCTATAACGAAATCGCTTTTCATTGCAACAGAATCAATTCCATACTTATCGACTTTCATAAAATCAAACAGGCAAGCACCAAACACATAGTCATCGATGAACCACAAATAGCAAAATGGAGCTGAGCCAAGGATAATATCTTTTTTCAAGTAAATCATTCGCAAATAGTCTATCTCTCCGAGTTTAGCCCTCATAAACTTTAATTTGCTGTTTTCTGAAAACTTGTAATCGTCTGGAATCCTTTTGTACTTTAATCTTTCGAGACTTCTTTTTGTAAATACATTATCTCCAGACAGTTCAATGTTTGAATATAAAGCAGTCCTATTATCTCTCATTACTTTTGGCCGACCCATAAACTGGTGCTGTGAAACAAGAATATAATTCACTGAATCTAAATCAATTTCAGCGTATGGAGTTTTCTTTCTTTCAACCCAGCCAAAATCTTCAATTACTCTTAATCTTAAAGCGTTTCCTGCAGCTCTTATCGTTGGCCCGAATTCTGACTGATAAACTACTAAACTTCTTTCATCGCACGAACTTACAGCGTCTTCAAGGTCGTAACCGTAAAACACTTTAATTTCTTTGTTTTCGAGATTTTGAACCAGTTTCCGGTATCTTTCAGTGTACTTGTTTAAATACAAATCAATCTTTTGTGTGAAGTCATTGTACAGTGCTTTGTGGTACATATCTTCCGACTTGAAGTGCTTTTTTATCTGGTTGAAAAGAAACACTGTAGCAATCAGCCTTGCTTTGTCTTCGCTTTCAATGTCGAGGTAGTTGAAGTTTTCATCGAAATGCAGTGATTTTATTTCTCCCTGAATAATCTGGTACAAAACATAAATAAAATACTCCTTCGTATACACTTCGATTGTCTTAGCATTGATTACCTGTTCTACATCCATAAAGAATGAATTCACAACTTTTACAGTGTCGAACTTATTGGCTACAGACTTAATATGAGACAGCATTCTGTTTGTCTTTTTGAAAGGCTCTCCAAGCACTGTCATGTTGTTATCATGCTCTGCAGCCCAAGGCAACGGAACATGTCTTCTGGCTACTTTTGAATAGTCAATGTTGAATGCTTTCAAACAAGCTTCAACGGTGATTAATTCTTTGTACTTTTCAGTATCTTCATTCAGATAAGCATACTCTACAAACGAGTACATAAACTTAATCGATTCAAGTGTCTCTTCGAAATCCCACGAGCTGTTGAAAATTCGAAATTCGACTGTTCCAATTCTTTCAATTGGTACACAGTTTAACCAGTATCTAATATGCCCTCTGTCTGAGCTGTTTGCAAATACCTTTAAAAAGTTTTCTACTGTTTCAGCTTGCAATGCTCTTTTTACAACATCAATCGGAGGAGATGGAGCGAGGTATTTTGTGTCCCACCATTCTGCAAAATCAAATATCTTTTTAATCGGGAAAGCTGTATAATACGACAAAAGAAATAATCTTTTCACAACGTCAAGCCCAAGGTCTCTAACATAGAAGTGAGCATCAAATCCTTCGTTCCACATCAAATAACCTCCAGCATCTTGTATCGACTGAATGAAGTTTTTCAGCTCATTCAAATCCTCTTCGATAAACTTATATGGCCGAGTGTTTATTTCTCCACCAAACTGACCGTGATGCGTAACTGCAGAGCCATCTGAATTATGCATCATTGTTAATTTATTATCAGTCCACATATATCCAGAAGGAAGTGTCAACTGCTGCTTGTCTGCATCTGCAAATTCAAGCTCAAACCCAAAAGTTCTATTCTTTATATTCTCGTTCCACATGATTCAAAGTAACTAATGATTTATAATTTGGAACTAACTTAACAACATCTCCTACAGAGTAAACATCAAACGGATCGGAGTAAATAGTGTATTCGCTTGAACTGTCAACGTATTCAAGCCCACCTGACAGCAACTTACTTTCTTTTGTGTTTAAATGCTCATATCCACCTCTTACTAAAATCTGTTTTCTTTCTGGATAAGCAGCAATAACATTTAACTCTACCGTGATTGCATTTTTGCCAAACAGACTTACTTTATCGCAATATGGGATTGTGCCGTAAAGCATGAATTCGCCAATGCGAACATCGGTAACGAATTTTGGAACTCTTTTTTGAAGATAAAAACTACCTCCTATGCTTATGCCGGCAAACTTATCTTTTAATTTACCCCAGAGCGTTGTAAGCTCTTTTAATGTCAAGTGTCGCTCATTAATACATCCAGATGTTATCATTGCATAACACACTACGTCTGGCAAGCTAATCATTGCATTACATATAAAACGAGCATCGGATAGCTCTAATCCTTCCCTATTGTCTGTTGCGTTGATAGGAATGTAGAATTTCCTTAACCCCAACTGGTAGCAGCGCATAAAGTCATCAATGTCTATGATTACTGCTGCTGAGTGATTTCCTGTAGCCTTGTTGATTGAATAACAAACACTATTTTCCAAGCTTTTCGAGAACAACAAAATGTCTTCCGGTAGCAGTGTGTTTATATACTCATAAAACGATTTCACCATAACGGAAATAGCACTTGCTGGTACAAGTGCTTTCGCTTTTTCTATATTTTGCAGCAACGCTGACTTATCGACAATAACTTTCATTTTTCAGTATATATCTTTCAGAACCATTACATACAGCTTCTCTGGAAATTACAAATCCGCATTTTTTTAAATTTTTAAGACTGATTTCATTTTTAGGAGAAACCATTGCAAAACAAGCAAAAGACACTTCTTTTATAAGTTCAAGGTTTAACATTATCATTTCAGCTTGAAGACCTTGACCCCTATAAGCTTCCGACACATAGCACTTATCAATAAAAGCAAGCCTGTATTCATTTACATAACATAGCGAGTATGCAACGATTTCTCCAGCCACAAGCAGGCCGACACTAAAACCACTAAGTAAGCTTTTTGCAATATCCTCATTGCTTGAACGCATACACATGCTGTCATCGTTCATAGAATTTTCATACTCTAAAATGTCCGAAGCATTGTTTTTGTCGAGAATAACAAAGGCTCTGTCTTCCGTGAATTTCAGGTAGTTATTGAGCTTTACGTTTCTAAAAAACAGCTCAAAATCAACATTTTTGCCAAGAGAAAACTCATTGATAATCTTCCAGCTTTTTTCTTTGTGCGATTTCAATAAATCACTGCTAAGCGGACACCTCATTGACCTTTCGGCAAAATACCTGTCTTTGTTGAAACTTACAAATAACGGAAACGTCCTGCACTGGATTGGTTTATATCCATTATCGCAATTAGACTTATCTTTTGCGATGCACTTTACATGCTTACCTCCGTTGTCATTGTCGTTAATTACCTTTAGGTGCGAAACATTATTTACACTTTCATATTCGGTAGGTAACATTACAATGTGTCCTTTGCTTCCAAAATCACAGCACTTCCAACCGCATCCAGAATTTTTACAATGTTTGATTAATCCGTTATTCATTATCAAATAGAGTTGGAGGAGTTACTATTTCTTTTTTCTTTTCTGGTTTTTGCTCAAAAACATATTCCTGAATATCAACTCCAGTTTTTTTACTGAGCCATTTTGCTAAAATATGTCTGTGGCAAAAATCACCGGGCTTTTCGAAACACAAAAAAGCAACATCTTTGCCATGTGCAATATCTCTTAGAGTTATGCCAAGCGTTTTAATGTCGACTTTTTCGAGAATGTCAATGTAGTGTTTCTCATACTCTTCTTCTGTCATGCTGTCATCAAGCATGAATTTCTTTGGAGCCAAGTAGTGTAATCTCTGGCCTGTGAACCATTTTGGAGGAAATAGCGAAATCGAAATTGGCAAAATACCAAGTTCATTCAATACTTTCTCTTTTGCGAAATACGATGTGTAAATTTTCATTGCTACTTATGTAAATTAATTGATTGTAAAAGTAGTCAAAATGTTTGTAATACAAACACATTTAACTATATTTTTTTCTGTTTTGCTTCGATTTGTTTCAATTTTAACTTATATTCAGATGTCAGTAAATCAAGCTCAACCTCTGACAAATGACAGGTGTTATGTTTCTTGATTTCAAGCATACCAGTAGACTTCTCTCCTATTTTTGCAACAAGTCCTCTTCGATACCCTTGAACATTTCCTTCGTCAAAGCGATTGCAGGAACGGCATTGTGCATTGCAGTTGTGTTCGTCAAATCTTAAAGACATGTGCTGTCTGTTGATATAATGACCACAATCGCACGTTTCAAATGTTATTATTGAGTTACAACTTATGCACCTACCTACCGTAAATCCGCAATCCCTTCTCCTGATAAACTTGCTAAAAACAATATCCAGCCTAGCTATCTTTTTTGACCTGCTTGAACTGGTTGTTTTCTTCTTACTTCTATTTTGCCACATATTACATGTAAATTATTTTATGACCACAAAACTCTAAACCTTTAACCGTTTCAGTTCCGAACTTATCGTAAATGGTTCGTTTTGCCATACCAGACACTTCCCGAAACTCATCTACTGTCATAAACTCGTCCGCAATTGTGTGCAAGATTTGAACTTTATCCTCGATTGGTAGCCTTCGTAAGTTTTGAAGTTGTTTATCTGTAAGTGCCATATTATTAGTGTTTTGCACAAGTGTGCGGATTTAAAGATGTACATAGCGGGATGTTAGCAGCAAGCGGAAGAAAAAACCAACCGCCTGCGTACTATTAATTTAATGCAATGAATCTGAAACCATTTGTTTTATAGACGATTTGAACTCATTCCATGTATTTATAAAATTGTAATCGTTGGTACGAATTATTATTTTTTCAAGTTCCTGTTCTGCATTATACATTCTCTTTTCTGATGCTGTCATTTGTTTATTTTTGGATTCCTCATTTTCTAATCTTGCTTCCATAGCCATAGTCGGATAGCGAAGCCTACGACATCGATATAATGTATTTCTTTTTTCTTCCTTTTTCTTTTTAAAATTAAAAGTTAAAGACAGCAAAAACACTTTAAATCTGTTTTTAATCGACTGATTAATAAAAAAATAAGCACCAGCAATAAAAGCCGAATACTGTGCAGATAAATCATGTTGTCTGTTTTCACTTGCATAATCATTTGCTGCATTATCTAACAGCTCGTTTACTTTTTGTTTTTCCATTTTGATAAAATTTTTAATTGTTTGTATTATTTTTTTTTGAGAAATATTTTAATTGATTGTCTAATAATAGCAAATAGTGTTGCAGTAATAAACACAACACATAGCCCAATAATCATAATTTGAAACTCTTTCATTTTGTAAGTTTTTATATATTAATAATTTAGAAATTAAATCTAAAAAACCGCCGTGCTGCTAACAATACCTATGTGCTACCGAAATACGGATACACATAGCCTCTCGTTATCGCTCACTGTAAAAAAGAAACAGCGTGCAAATGATAATCACGATTTACGCAATAGTCAGGCAAAGAATCACGAGAAATGCCAGCTTGTTTTAAAATTGAATCTTTGAAATAAATCTTTGACATTCTTGCCGATTTCAAACAACATTGTTCAATAAATTCAGCTAACATTTTTTTAGGATATGTTTTACCGCTTTCAAGCCCAATTTTATACAAGTCGCAAATGCCTTGTGTTTTTTCAATCATTTCCAAAGTATCGGCAAAATTGATAATTGGTTCAAGGCTTGCAAACGTATTGTAACCGCTTTGTTTGCATAGCTCCATAGCTCTAATTCTTTGATAGTTGGTACTTGCATTCGGTTCTAATTCGTCATGCCCTGTAAGCGTAAAACCAACTGAAATAAGTTCCTTATTCATTTCTATCTCACTTGAAAAACCAAGTAAATAAACATATCCAGCTTCTTTGGTCAGTACCGAAACAGGCACATTTAATTTGTTGCATATTTTTACGGCTGCAATTGTCAATGATTTTGTTTCTAATATCATTGGGTCAGTCGTAAATGAAAAGAATAAGCCGTGTTTTTGAAGTTCAACTAAGTTTTTGTTTACTTCGGATTCAAAGCAGAATAAAGCGTATTCTTCGCTTCCTAAAAAGCATTTTTTTAATTGTGGTTTATCTTGCCCCATAGCTCCTGCAAGTATTCCTTTTTTACAATAGCAATATGTACAGCCATTAGAACAACCTACATAAAAATTACAAGCCCAATAGCTATATTCCCCAGCTTTACCGCTTGGATTATAAATTGCTTTTCCGTTGAATGTTTTCATATAATTTTGAGTCTTTTAAGTTTTAAAATCGAAAGAAAGAAAGAAACAGCGAAGCGATAACATCTAACTATCAGCATTAGGCTGTTTTTCAGCATTTAGAAGTATTCGCTACCGCTTGAAATTTTGATTAAGTAATAAAGTGCATCGCCCGCTAATCGCCAAATGCTGATAGTAGCGACCGTTATGGTTCATAATAAAAAAGAGCCAAGTTTTTATTTTACGACAGATAACCATGCCTCAACTTTGTGAGTTTCAGTAAGGTTTCCATATCTATGTTGTTGCATTTCGACTTCTTCGACTTTTATAAGTCCAAGTTTTACAATTTCATTTGCAAATTCACTCGCAATGTCTTTATACATTAATTCTTTATGTTCCCACTCGAATTGATAGCAAATATGACTTACTTTTAAATCAATAACCTTTCTTGTCTCTGATTTAATTTCAACATATTGTGGATTTTCATATTTCAAAATCCTTTTTACGAAATTGATAATTTTTAATTTAGTTGCTGTTTTCATTTGTTTAATTTTGTTTGCTGAATAATTTTAATTTTAATATAAGAAAACTACGAAACCATAACATGCACCCATAATCAGTGGCGAGTTCATCGCATTTAGGAGGTCAGCCACCCGCATGAGCTTTATTGCTTCGCTGACAAGTCAGCTCCCGCAATTTCGCCACATGCTCATGGCTGTATGCGTTAGGCGCCAGCTCAAAAAGGCAAATCATCTACCGGAGCATCACTTGATTTCGTTCTGTCAACAACAGGATTCGGCTCGGCCATTGTTGGTTGGTTTTGATTTACGGTTGAACTAACAGATGATTCTTTTATGGTAACATCCAGATAACTCACATTACAATTTAACGCAACTTCTGCAACTCCTTTGTTGTCAAACGTCTTTGCAGACATCGAGCCCTCCACATAAACTTTTGAGCCTTTTTTGAGTAACTGAACGATTTTCTCGCTTTCGCCCAATCTTTTTAGGCAGGAAACCCATTGTGTTTTTTCAACATCTTCTCCTTTGGAGTTTTTATACTTCTCAGAGTGAGCTACTGAAAACGAAACATAATTCACATTGTTGAATGTTTTTAATTGAGCATCTTGGCCCAAATGTCCGATAATTGATACTTTTAACATATTACTTTAATTTATTGATTCTTAAATACTTTTCTTTTCCATCATATCTTAAGTGGCACATTTGACACATAGCCATTAACCTTTCGTCTGATACATCATGGTTTGTTTCATCATGATCTAAATGCGCTATTGTCAGTACAACTTTTACGCTTTTTGGGTTTGGAACATCTTCTACTTTGCCTGTTTTATTATTTCTTTTCGACTCAAAAGTTTTGTTTGGGTCTGAATTAGCATCTTCAAAAGATTGATACCATTTTGACCGACCTCTGAACCTAACAGCAAATACTATTTGATTATTTTCAAGACCACATTTTTCGCATTTATTACCAGCTCTTTTTAAAATTCTTGGCCTTATTTCAGATAGCCAGTTTTTCGGATATTTTCTATAATCTATCGGCATAACCTATTTTCTTTTGCTCTCTCCTTTGAGTTCAATGAAGTTAAACATTTCTATAGCTCTATCGTAGATATGAGTGCCATAAATCGATATTATCGCTTCTGGAGTGATATTGGTAGTTACGTGAGTCTTCGCCTTAATATCATACCTTATTTGAAGTATATGCTGCATGATATTCAACTCATTTCCAAAATACTTAGCAGGGATTGTTTCTCTGCCTAATTCATCAAACGCACGTTCTACTGGATTTGGACCGTTATATCCTTCGTTCCAAGTACTTTCGTTTAATGCATCTGTTCCGTAGGTGGAGAATCTTGCAGCTATTTCTGCGCAGTTTACGCATTTAAACCCTCGCCACATAGTCCGTTGGTATTCTGCAAGTATTTTCATTAGCGTACTCTTGCCAGTGCCAACTTCTCCGTAAAGCCAAATACCTTTATTTGGGTTGAGTGAACCTTCGTTGTGTGCATATAAAAACAATTCATTCAGTATGTTTCTATTCTGGTCATCAACGCTGAATTCAGGGCAAACATCAAATACCGTTTGTTTATATCGCACTTTCGATCTTTCGTTCGGTAGCAAGCCCTTTGAAGCTGGCGGAGTTTTTATTTGCGCTACCGCCTTGTTTATTAGCTCTTTGTCCATATTTCTTGTTTTTAAACCAATTTCTGAAATGTTCCTTTAAATCTTTTTTGCCTTTCGATGTTATCCCTCCATCTTGCAGCCAGACTACAAACTTGTCTATCTCTAAATTAAGCTCGTCTCGGCTTGTTTGATTATTCATGCAAAATTGCTCAAACCAAATCTGTTGCTCTGGGGAGTTCAAATAATCTTTAATGCCGGAAACCTCAATAGCTTCAAAATCGTAAACTATAGTTTGCTCTACTTTTTTAGCAATGCTTTCTGATATTCTCTGCCTATCACGAATTCGCTTTTCTATCAATGGCCTAAATCTACTCTTATGATTTTCGCAGTATATTTTGCCATCTTCTATTACAAGCAGTTTGAGAATAACACAATACCAGACTATCTCTTCAAGTTGACCAGAATCAATTCCGAAATCTGCAGCAATAAGCTCTTTTGATAATTCATCAAATTTGCATTCAAAATTGTCGCTTTCGGTTAGTACTTCAAGCAACATGCACCAAACACAATAACCATTGTTGCCAAACTTGTTTCTTAACGCTTTGACTTTAATGTCATTCCGCATATCAGCATCGTGGGAGAAATAAGCTGCATTATTTTTCTTTGGCCTTGCCATATTAAAAACCTATTAAATTACGTTCAAACTCCTCTTGCGATACGTGTCTTAAATAGACAATAAATATCACATCCTTAACCCTTTCGTATAACTCACGAAAAGCAAACTCATCCATTGAATCAAACGAAATACTTTCGGCTACTTGATACCAGTCATTTTTTTCGATACTGTAAGCCATTTTGAAATGTCCGGCTGTTACCTGAATTGCTTCCCTGAAAGCTTCTTTGCTATTATTCAGGTTACTTTGCTGATTTTCAGTCAGATACTCCCATGACGTATTTATTAGCTTGAAGTATTTTCTATGGAAATCTACATTTCTTGCTTTTACAATTGTCGCCTTATATGTCTCTCCGATTTTGAGTTTCTTTCGAACATCATAATCATCATCGTATAATGGGATTAGCCCTGATTCTGTATTTTGAAGTAGTATTTTCATTTTGAAAAAAGTAAGCCCCAATTCTCAAATACTTAGGTAGCAGTCTAAGCAAAGAGAAAAGGGGCACAATGTCGTTATTTCTGCTGCTACACAGTTTTAAAGTGTAAAGATACTTAAAGTGTTTGAATAACAAACACTTTAAGCAAAATTATTTTCTTTATTTCTCGATAATTACAATAGTCGGAGCTATTTCTCTGATATTTTTGATTTCATCATCAATAACACGGTCTCTCATTTCCTCGAATAATTGATTTGCACCGGGCGACACTAATTGCAGCCAAACTTCACTCCCACTCGTTTCTGCATAAAACTCAACTTCGATTAATTCAGCTTGAACTCCTTTGAATAGCGGAATATTTACACTGAATGAATCTGGTAAGTTAGATGACACTGTACCACTGTAATTGTCCTTAAAATCACCTTTATCGGACTTTTGTTTTTCGATTAAAGTATTGACTTTTGCAACAAAATTCTTTAGCTCAGTAACAAGCATCATATTTTTTTCTTTGTCTGGGAAAAAAGCACGATTCATTTTCAAAAATTGACCAAGCTGATTTGGAGCCCAATTTTTTTCAGCATTAATACCAAACTCTTTGAATTTTGGGTGAGCTTCAAGTCTTCCGACAACAGAACCTCGATTATATTCATCGTCCTCATTGATGATAAGTTCGATTGAAACTTTCTCTCTGTCAACAATTACATGCTGGCGTCTTGCATCGAGCTGGGCGCTGCTGTCATCATTTACACAATCCATTCTTCTTAACAGGAATTCGGCTGGAGCACCAATAGTGCCAATCAATCCTATTCTTACTGGAGCTTTTATTTTTAGCTCGTTTACTTCACTTACTTCGCGTACTATTACTTCCGCTTTTGTTACACCTGCTCCGAGGTTAATTTGAAATTTTTCGTTTTCCATACTAATTATTTAATAAAATTACCTTTTATGTTTCTCATTGAAATATGAGATTTACTTAACTGTTCTTTAGTGCGGTGAGATGTGGAAACTATCGTTTCATCTGCATTTATAAAAATCGTTACAGATGTTACTGTGTCTGTCAACTCTCTACATAGACACTCTCTAAGTTGTTGAAGTGCTTCTTCCGAGGTCATAGCTTAATCGTTTGTACCTGTTTTAATACTGTAAATTGTCTTTTGCAATTCTTTTGGAGTTGCAGCTCTTTCCGAAATACAAATTCCTTCGGAGTTGTACGTTTCAATCAAACGGTCATCTTCGTTAAGGAAAACGTAACAAGGCTCACTTACAAGCTCTGCCTTTTGTTTGATGTTTTTCAACAATTCAATCTTGTCTTCAAGAACTGGTTTTAACCGAGTTTTGAAAACTTCGTTCTGAGCTTTCTTTTCCTCTTCAATGTCGTTAATTACGATTGACACTTCTGAAAGCTTGTCTTTCATTTCTGAAATTTGCTCTGCAGAAAATTGCTTCATGTAGCTCGTTTCTTCAATTCTGTCGCAATTGTCTTTTAAGAAACGTTTTCTTTGCTCGATATCCGAGTACTCTTGACCTAATACTTTAGCCATAATTTTAAGCTGTTTTTGATTTGTAAAAATTTAATTCTGATTTAACTTCTTCTAATTCTCTTAATAGCCTTGAATATTCTTTGCTTACTCCTCTGTAGCAACTCATAATGTATTCTAATTGATTTTCAGCAACATCGGCTCTTTTTTCGGCCTTTTCTTTAGCTGCTGTTTTTTTATCAGTATAGCGACCACCCCTGTTATGGTATGGATTGCCTATACTTTTCTTTTGAATAAATTCATCGCCAAATAGAGTATTCATTTCAATATGGATTATTTTCAAGCTCGATTTCAAGACCTGATTTTGCTATTTCTGTTTTTTTACCAGTATTCTTACTGATATAGCTATGAAATAACTCTGGCTCTGAATTCCTGCTTGACAAGTGAATTAAAACGATATTGTATAGATTTTCAACACCACACTGGCTGATTACCTTTTCGGTAGTTCTCAGCTCCATGTGAGTTTTTTTCACCCTCTCTGCTACGCTTTTGTGAAGTCCGTTTTTTACACTTTCGTACAAAGCTTCGTGAGAGTAATTGCATTCAATTAGCATGTGATTGATATTCGGGAAAGCATAATCACAATCTTTAGAATCCGTTACAAACAACAGATTTCCGATTTTTTTATGACTAATCACAAAACCAAAACATGCTACATCGTGGATTAATGGAAACGGAAGTACTTTGAAGTTACCAACCATAAAAACAGTAAGACTTTTAAACTCTTTGGATCGAACCAGCTTTTTTTCTTCAATCACCTCTTTATGAGTGTGGAGTTCAAACGCTTGCTCAAATTCTTTTGCTTTTCCTGAATGGTCTCCGTGAGAATGAGTTACCAAACACCCAGCTACTTTTGAAGTATTAAAACCAAGCTCTTGCTTTACTCTTGATAAGCTTGCTCCAGCTTCGAGAATTAATGCTTCTTCACTGTCTTGAATGATATAACAGTTTCCGGCAGAACCACTGCAAAGTACTTTCAGTTTCATTAATAGTCTGGCCCTTCGTTTGGTTTAACTTCTTCGGCAACTTGAACATCATCGATATTAATTGTCATTGGAGTTTGAACTTCTCCTTCGCCTACACTTGCAGGTTCGCTTTTGTTGTCAGCTTCAATAGCATTCATCATTTCAACTGACAAATAACCGTACTTCGACAATAGGTTTCGAACACATGTTTTTAATGCCATATCTTCGAAATTTCCAAGCCATCCGACTGCTGTTCCACCCTCTTGATTTGCGAGAATAATCAAGCTTTCAATAGTCACTTCTCTTTTGGCTTTGATAGTTGGAGAATATCTTTTGGCGTGTTTCGCCATATCTTCAACCGGAATGTAAAGCGTTTTCGAAAAACCATTAAGCAGCTCGAAATAGGCAAAATATCCAATCACTTTGTCAGAGAGTTTGTTACCAGAAAAATTCACTTCACCAGTCAGTTTATTGACTTTTTGAAGTTCGCCTTCGTAAACAACATCTGCATTCAAGTACCGATACTGTCCAGTTCGCATTGCAAGCTGAATAAAACCTTTGTAGCCGGGAACGAATGTAGGGGTTGCTACTTTCACCCAATTGCCTTTTTCGTCTTTTACGCTGTTGTTGAAAACAATCACGTAAGCAAAACCTAATGACTTTGCAATTGGCAATTTTAAAACTGCCGCTTTTAAAGCTTCTCTTACTACTGCGCTTGGCTCACATTGCTGCAAGCTTACATCGCCACCATACAAATCAATCAACGATGCTACAAAGGAGTTTGAATTCTCTCCAAGTGCATTTTTGAATTGCTGCTGAACTGATTCAGCATTCATGACTGCCTTTAAGGCGTCAACTCTTGTTTTTGCTACTTCGTTACTCATATTACTTTTATTAAATTTGAAAATGTAAATCTACTCAAAAGTGTTTGATATACAATCACTTTCGAGTATTATTTAACTTTTATTTTAAATGTAGTTTAGCTCCAGCTTCTACCACTAAGTTAACAACCTGTGTTTCGATTTCTGGAATAGAAACAACGCCCTCACGGTTATCAATAAAGATAGGTGCAAACATTTCTTTGCTTCGGCTTATTGCTTCGATAATATCCAGTCCGGCTATTACTTGCATAGCGTTATTAAGTGTTCCAAATGGAATTCCGTTTACTGTGGCTTCGCAGTCAGGCACTATTTGACCATCTTTCTGAGTGTCGAACAATTTAAACTTCACTATTTTGAAAAGTGAGTTTACTTTGCTTTCATAAGCATCGATTTTAGCAAACTCAAATTGCTTCAAAGCATACTCTTTCTTTTCGAGTTCTGAAAGCTCTTGGTTAAGCGTTTTGAACGATTTCTCGTGCTGTTCAATGAGTTGATTGGTATTATCAATAACAGACCTTAGAGCAAGCTCGTTTTTAAGCTCGTCAATTCTGGAGGTCAATTCTCGTTTGCGTGAAATTATTTCCTCATTCGACTGAGTGTTCGAAGCATTTTCAAGCAGTCCAGACAATCTTTCGATTTCTTTTGTCATTCTAACATGCTCAGGGTCGAACATGTATTTCTGTGGCTCTGATTCGATTGCTTGAATTGTCTGCCTGTGTACTTCGATTTCGGATTTTTTGGCTTCAATCTTTGTTCCGGCAAACATAGTTGTTGATTCGGGAGATTCAGACATTCCTTCAAGCTCTTTTTTCAAATCTTCAAGTTCACCTTTTACACGTAATCCTTTTTGCTTGTTGGCTTCAAGACTTTGCGATTTTTCTGAGTTGAAATTTTGGCTCAACTCTCTTTGCTTTTCGTCAATATCGGAAACTTCGAGAGGTCGCTTACAAGTAGGGCAAGCAAATGCACCATCTGGAAATTTAACTTGGCTTGAATTAATGGTTGTCCACTCATTTCTGAGAGATTGCAATAACGCTTCTTTTTGCTGAATTAAATTCTTAACAAGTGTGGCTCTTTCTTCACAATTTTTTTTGAACTGCTCTTTGTTTTTCAATTCAGATTCAATTGCTTCAATCTCTTGCTGCAGGACAATTATCTTTTGTCGGCCAACTTCGATTTTATTTAACGTCAATCTTTTTTCGCTAGCCGAAATATCATTGCAGTCAGATTTTAACTGATTAATTTCGTTTTGAATTTTAATCCGTTCATTGCCTGAATTTTCAACCGATTTCGAAATATCCATGATTTCACGGTCAATTGCTTCGAGCTGAGAGTTTAACCCTAAAATCTGTGATTGAATTTCATTCCAATTCTTTTCCTCTGGTCTACTTAATTTCAACCCTTCGATACGGTCAGGCAACCCTTTGACTTCATCTTTGATTTTCGTTTTCTTTGCATTCAAGTCTTTTTTGAATGATTCAAACGAAACGCCTGATACTTCCTTCAATATTTCAAGAAACGAATTGTTTCCTGCAGCAATTTCTTCATCGGTAATTTCAGGAACCATACCAAACAACAATTTGCGCTGCTCTTCTTTTTTGAATGAAGTAAAGTACCGAACATTCGTAATGCTTTTGAATAGACCAACATCAGGGAACAGCTCTTTGATTTTAGCGTTGTACTCCGACATTGATACTGTAATGTCGTTTACAGAGAAAACGGTTGTATCGCCATCATAAACGGCTTCTGGCTCTGTTTTAGGTTTTACCCATTTTTCTTTGTACACTCGCTTTAATTTAAGCGTTTTGCTGTCGATGTTAAGGATAAGCTCAACCTCGCATTCTGGTTTATCTTTAAAGCTACCATCGGCCATAATTGGCTTAATTCGATAATCAGCTCTGTCCTCATGGTCTTTTCCAAACAAAGTCCAAAGGAATGCATCGTACAGCGTTGTTTTGCCTGTACCATTATCACCGTGTATAAAACTTTCACGGTTTTCAAAATCAAATTTGGCCTTACCAACTCCTTTGAAGTCTTTCAGCCTGATACTTTCTAATTTAATCTTCATATTACGTTATTTTTAAATGATATGTAAAACTACAATAAATGTTTGATATACAAACACATAACTACTTTTATTTTTGATTTTTTAGCGATAACGCCAAATCAACATCAATTACAATCTTCCTTCCGGTCTGAGTGATTGCTTTTTTAAACTTTCCACTTGCCTTTATTCTAACTGCAGTTGACGTTGAACATCCAAAAGTTCTGGCTATACCAGATATTCCATAATCATATTTTTTTTCTGGAACATCTGGCTTTTTTTCTTTCATCAATTCAAGGAACTCTCCGACTGTCAATTGCCATATAGGAGTGCTATTGTCCATTGCTGCAAATCTCTTTTTCGGTTTCCAACAAAAGCTCTTCGAGTGAATTTAGAGTGAAGTCATCCATTTCGTGAACATCTTCCGGCTTAACTTCTCCGTTTACCATTTTGTAAACCCGACCAAAATTCCAGTCAACAATAACTTTTGTTTCTGATCCAAACTCGCAAGTCATTGTTCTTGCTACAGTGTCATGTGTGGTTATCCACGATTTTCTTTTTTTCATCTCGCTACTATTTTACAAAAAACTTCTTAAAAGATTCGCTACCATATTCACCTTTTGTAATTTCAATCATCTCGGCTACAGTGTATTCCTTTTGCTTTTTGATAAGCCTGTTTGAAACAAAATCTTTTGTTCCAAAACTACAAGCACCTGTAATGATTCGATAGCATTCAATTGCTTTTTCAAAGCTCATTTTGCTTTCAAGCGTCAATTCCTTGTAATCTGACTTATCACGGTTTGATATTTTGAAAATCAAATCTTCCTTGGCTTCTTTTACTGTATTTCCGTGTGAGAACTTACCATTTCCATCTGTAACCAAATAAGACTCTTTTGATTGTCCGATTTTCTGAATTTTAAACACATTTCTTTTATGTGAGATTACTTTTGAAAAAATACCATCGGCTTTAATATATTTATTGTTTCTCCATTGGAAAAACGATTCTTCATTTATGTTTCTTTTAACCTTGCTCGTATCGGTTATTCCTGTTCCTCGTAGGTAGAGAGAGCCACCAACTGTCAGATTCTCTGGTAAAGCGGTTATTCCTGTTCCTTCAAGGTCGAGAGAGCCACCAACTGTCAGATTCTCTGGTAAAGCGGTTATTCCTGTTCCTTCAAGGTCGAGAGAG